CCGCATGAGAATGCAACGGCAGCAACTTCTACTATCTTTATACAAGTGTTTCAAAAATTGAGATGAATGACTCTATATGTGGCAGTAACTGCGCTGCCACTTTTTTAAAAACTAAAACAACTTATCATGCTTAAATTACCAAAAGAACATTTATCAGTTTCTCAAATAAACCTTTGGGAGAGCGATCCCATTGCTTACCAAAAGAAATACTTTATCGGCATTCCCGATGAACCTTCTCCTTTCCTTGACTTTGGCAAACAGTTTGCAAAGGACATAGAAGATTATGCAGCAGGTGTGCAAAGAGATTTTAACTTTCCAGAAGGATTTATAGACATGACTTTAATTTATCCTCATGTAGAATATAAATTAGAACATGATTTTGGAGACTTTAAAATGCTTGGTTATATTGACAACATGAGTAAAGATTACGAGCTCGTAGTTGACTTTAAGACTGGCACCGCTCCCTGGTCAACACAAAGGCTACAACAATCTTTGCAGATGCAGACTTACTCTTTAATACTTTGGTATAAATTTGGAGTAATGCCTACCTCTGTTATTAGCTATTGGAAAACAAAACTACGAGGCAAAACTTTGTCATGGGCAGGTGAGCATGAAAGTTTTATGTATGTCTTTGACACAGAAGAATTAAATGCTGCAGAGGCAAGAATTAGGAAAGCAGCAAAAGAAATAAGCGAGGCATACGAAAGATATAATGATAGTGTTATAGGAGAAAAGATGTTTAAATATGCGGAGATTACAAAGGAGTTAAAGGAATTAGAAAAAAAGAAGGAGTTAATTAAATTAGATTTAACTGATTTATTAAAGGATAATAAAATGGCTATGGATGTACATGGTGCATTAGTAAGCTATACTACTTATCAAAGAAAGTCATATACATTTTCCAAGAACATTGTAAACAAGGAATATGAAATAGAGGCAATGAAGAAAGAAGAAATAAACACTGGTGCAGCAGAAGAGCATAGTAAAACAGTCACACTTATATTAGTTAAGGATGAAAGAGTGGAACACTAAGATGCTGGAGATACAGGCTTTCTGCGATGAAGTTAATACTTGGATTTCCGTAGCACCATCGGCAGAGATGTTGGATGAATGTGACGAGTATCTTAGACAGTTATCTGCTTACTATTCTCGCTACACAGTTATATCTGGCATGAATGAATCTATCTTTGCCCAAATGATGATGAGCTGTATTAGAGATATGCCGGAGGAGGAGTATAAAAGAATAAAGCACTCTTCTACTTTGACGGATTACTATGTGAAAGGAAAATATCCAAAAGCCACTGCCATCTTTGAGCAATGTCGAGCGGTGCAAAGATTGCTTTTAGTTACTTCTGATAATTATAGAACTTTGCTTAGTAGCTTTAGGCAAGAAAGGATATTAGTTGGTCACATGACTACTTAAAAATATTTGCAGACCTCGGAGTAGGATGTTTTGTTTATTAATTAAACATTTCTTTCCATCCTATTGCGTCAGAGGATGAATTGACAACAAAGTAGCTGGTGCCAGAGCGGGCGTGTAATAGCGGTTGCCGTAATAGGTTCGATTCCTATCTTTGTTGCTTAGCAAGATGTAAACATTAAGGAAAATTCGTCACAGGTTTACATATTATTGCAGACGAACCGAAACGCTTACGGTTAACAGGGCTTAACTCATAAAGTCCAGAGAGCGCAAAATAAACGAGTGACAGCCTGGAAAGACAGGCATTTTTTAAACCATATCGTTGACATCAACAAAATGATAAACAGTGAAAGTAGAATTATTAGAAATATTTGGTAATGATGAAATGGTAGTCAATGCCGCCAGAGTAAGCTACGGCAAGGACGCAACCAATTACAGTAGTGGTGAAAACAAAAGCCTAATAAATTACCTCGCATCACATGGTCACACTTCGCCCTTTCGCCATCCACAATTACAGTACCGGATAACTTGCCCTATCTACGTTGAGCGGCAGTTGTTCAAGCACCAGGTAGGCTTATCTGCCAATAGTATATCTGGCAGATACGTTGATTTTTCCGATACATACACTAAGGTAAATGTATGGAGAAAACAAAGTAAATCAAGTAAGCAAGGCAGCGAAGGTATGTTGTTTACCGATGTGGCAGAGAAGGCAAAGTTTATAGAAGACCAAATGATTGACCATGCAAAAAGAGCGTATCACACCTTAATAGAACTTGGCGTATCAAAGGAACAAGCGCGCACTATCCTGCCGTTAAACTTAAATACTACCTTTATTTGGACTGGATCTCTTTACGCCTACATAAATATGTTTAAGCTACGCATTGACGCAAATGCCCAGGCAGAAACAAGATATATAGCCATGGAAATGCTGCATGAGTTAAAACTTACAAATAAATTTATATTATCTTTAGAAGCATTTCATTTATGAATGAAGCAATTCGACACAATAAAAATAAGCTACGCTACGACCTTTGCCCTGCCATTGCGCAACGGGAATATGCCAAGGTTTGGACGCAAGGTTTAGATAAATATCCTGCCGGTAACTGGGAGAAAGGCTTTCCCTTTTCTATTGTCATTGCCTCCGCTATGCGTCACCTGGAAGCAATGCGCCTTGGTGAAATGATAGACGCTGAAAGTGGGCTATTGCATTCAGCACACTTGATGTCAAATGCCGCAATGTTAACAGAATTTTATTTTACTCACCCAGAATTAAATGACTTAAAGAAATGAGCAAACAAACGGCAGTTGAATGGTTAATAGAGGAAATTCATAAAAATATAGAATGGATTCCTGTACCTATGCAAGAAAAAGCAAAAGAAATGGAAAAGGAGCAAATAAAGGACGCTTATATGTCGGCTTTACCTTATGGTCTTGAATTTTCACATTACGATAAGTATGCAAATAAATATTACAACGAAATTTACAAAAAAGAAGAAAAATGATACTAACAGACAAAACCATCATTGACGAAATAGCCTTAAAAAATATCGTCATTGAGCCATTGATAGAGGCAAACATTGGTACTAATAGTGTAGATTTAACACTAAGCAACACTTTGCTAATGTACACCGACCATGTTCTTGATGTCAGAAAGAAGAATGCCTACGCTCCCATGATTATTCCGGAAGAAGGAATGATTTTAAAACCTAACATTCTTTACCTTGCCTCTACGGTTGAATACACAGAGACCTTGCGCCATGTGCCAATTATACAAGGTAAATCAAGCCTTGGAAGATTAGGATTATTTGTCCATGTTACGGCAGGTTTTGGAGATGTTAATTTCAAAGGGCACTGGACTCTGGAGCTTGTTTGTGTACAGCCAGTAAAAATATATCCTTACATGAAGATTGCCCAAATCTGCTATCACGATATTAGCGAAATGCCATACACAGATTACGCCAGCAAGGCAGATGCAAAGTATAAAGACCAGGGCAAAGATCCAGTCGCAAGTAAAAACTATTTAAATAAATAACAATGACAGAAGAACAAAAAGGATTTATCAACAATGCTGCAAAAATCATTGTAACATTTGGTGGAGTGTTAACCTGCCTGTGGATTATTTACTACTTATACGATTTGCTATGGAAGTAGAAATGAATAAATATGAAATTAAATACGAAGATGGCAAAAGCGTATCAGTCACCGCAAAGAACCTTGAAGAGGCATTGGATAGGTTTAAGGAGTTAAGAATAGAAACAGCTACAAAAGAAATAAGAGTCATTTCAGCCTGGGAGAGATACAATAAACACAAGAAAAGAGAATCGTAATCGTTAATGGTGATTTAAGTTGTTTTAGAGTGCGGAGAATTGCCTTCGCACTTTTTTTATAATTATTTTTAATATTTATATACATTGTATTTATTTTATATTAGTTTTGTAAGGTCATTATGACAAATCACTTTAAACATCACAAAAATGAAAAAGAATTTTAACAATCAAAACTTTGAATGGCTATTTGATGACATCGCGTCATCTATGCCAAAAATTATCTTTGTAGGTATTATTTTAACCTACCTTATCACAGCAGCTCTTAATGTGTACTTTCTACCCTTACCATTAATGCTTTCTATTCCTGCCTCTCTTATGCTCCAGTTTGGCAGATTTGCCATTGTATTTATTGACTTTTTAAATCCAAGTGAGAAGAAATCACCTTACCCTGCCAAGGTTGCGGCAGGTGCCACGGTAGTAGCTTTGTTAGAATTGTTTTTCTCTATACAAGGTCAAACAAGTGGCGCAGAATTTTACGCAATGTTTATTTTTATAGGTACTGTTATTTGCTTTGGATATTTCTTAGAGATACAATTTATTCAGAAGGGCATAGAAGCCTACGGTATTGGCATGAAAACACCAAGGAAGCGCAATGTATTAAAGAAAGATAAAGAGCCCGTTAAAATGAATACTACGGTGCGCAGCGTACAATTATCTTTAGCAATCATGTTAGTGCTGGGAGTAACTACTATAAATGGACAGAATAATCATTTTTTTGCATATAACACAATGAGCCTTGAAAAGATAGGAAATAAAATGCTGGAAAGATGTTATTACAGTGAGGCTAATGATTCATATACTGTTGATACGATTACCTATGATATGTTATCCGGAATAAACTTGTGGGATGGCTACAGTAGAACAACCTATGATAATACCATGTTCATGACCTACGGCACACAGCAGTTTGAATATTATCCATTAGCAGGAATATGGAAGTATGGTAATAAATACTATGACTACATTGGTTTATTAAAATTTGTAAGTAAATATGTTAAACGTAACTTTCTAAATAAAAAAATAAATTATGATGAAATTCGTAGGCATAGATCCAGCCATGAGGCTAAACGGGTTAGCAGTATGCGTGATTGATGATAAGAAGGTGTATTTTGGAAGGTACAAGAATTTGGCTGCATGGATAATGGATAGCCTAACATGGGAAAGAGATTGTGCTATAGTTGTAGAAGATTCTTCCCTCCAAAATATTACTTTTAGAAAACACGCAAATGTTAAAGCAAGTAACAAGATTAGCCGAAATGTCGGCATGAATCAAGGTGCATCCAGAACAATCATTGACCTATTAGAATTAAATGGCCATAAAGTAAAAGGTATTTCACCGCAGCACAAAGGCAGCAAATGGACTATTGATTATTGTATGTCAGTTATAAAGGCAATGAAGATGGAGGTGCATGGAAACAAAAAACTTTCACAAGACGAAATAGATGCTTTTCAAATAGCACTAATTTCTAAAACTTATTACGAAAATGATGCAAATAAAGGTTATAGAAAAGAAGCTCCACCGGTTGACATTGGCATACATCGAGGAGACAATGAGACGAAAGATTAATTATTTTTACGTTGATTACTTAGCCACCAGGATAAGACAAGAAGAAACTAAACTAACACTTTTAAAAATAGGCAATCATGTTAATAACTAAATTATTAAACGACAAGGAAATAAAGCAAGGTTTTATGTTGGTAGAGAAATATCCAAAACCTATCAATAAAAATAATGTTGTAAACACAAATAGTGCCTTGCTGCAATTTTACTCTGGCAACGATGGTGCAGGCAGAAAGTTTTACCAGTACATGAATAAAGAAAGATTACAAGCAATTTTATTTATGATAATAAATAATACAAGTGAAAAAGAGGATGTAAAAGTAAAAGCCAGTGTTCTCTTTAAAAAACTCTTTTACAGTTGAGTGATGTTTACTTAGTGTTTTATTTGCCGCAGGTGTTTCTCCTGCGGCTTTTTTGTTACCATTCCACACCTTGCCCAATGGCATATTCAAGGATACCTTTAGCGTGAGCTTTAGCAATAGCCTCTTGCCATTCTCTGTCTATCATCAAAACTGCATCGTTATAGTTTGTAAAAAAACCATTCTCGGTTAACACTGCTGGCACATTTGTTGCAGTTAACATTTGAAACCTTGCCTCTCTGTCTAAGTCTCCATCACTGTAATCATGCCTATGCACCCATCCAGGAGTAGCATCTTTTATTTCATTGCCTATCATTGTTGCCAGTTGATCCGACCTTGTTTCACCTGGTGAAGTAAAGACTTCCCATCCTCTGGCAGTTGTTGACGCTGCGGCATTGCCATGAATGGATACAAGCACAGTTGCCTTGCCTAAGTTAGCATAGCTATTTACGAGCTGACAGCGTTTGTTTAGTGATGTGTCATTTATTGGCTCATATACTTTTTTAACTTGAAAGCCATAATCAATTAAAAACTGTTCAAGAAAATTAGCAACGGCACGGTTAAACACTCCTTCAAAGAACCAACCGTACGAGTGAAATTTACCATGTTTATGTTGGAAACACTTTGATGGATAGGTGACATATTTGTCTGGGCCTATGCCTTTGTTAAGTCCTCCATGCCCAGCATCCACGCATACTACAAAATCATTTGCTTTCATATTTTTATATTTTAAAGGGAGATGTAAATCAATACACCTCCCATTGGCACTAAGGTAGCGATTCTGTCTGCGCCTATAACTTAAATCCGATCAGTGCAAAAGCTGCACCAATAATTGATAATTTAGCTGGTAATTTTACCTCAATCTCTTTTCCTGCACATTCTCGACTTGTCTCTTTTACCTTATCCCAAATGATTTGAGCCAACTGGATGTATTCTCGCCATGTAAATTTTACTTTGTTTCCCTCAAGATGAACATTGATTTCACTTGCAAGTTCCGCAAAGTTCATTGAATAACAAGCCACATCGCCTAAAGGTGATTTTATTGTATCAGCACTTTTTAAGGCATCTTTTAAATTAGTCTGCATATTATTTGTTTTAACGTTTAAAAAATCTTGAAATTAATATCCCTAATTGAACGCCAGTTATCCTCTTGATGTTTTCCGCGACGCTGAATAACTCTGTTCCAGATATCATCATTGCCACCATATAAGTAATTGGAAAAGGTATATTAAAGGTATTTTTTGCACCTTCAAAAATAAGGATGGCTACAAAATAAACGACTATCTTTTCCGTTGTCCTATACAATCCTTTGCTACTTATCTTTTGCCCTTCTTTCTTTGCTGCCTTGATGCCCGTTATGGTATCTGCAAAAACAACGGCAACGGTAAACAGAAGGAAACCTTTGATGGGAACAAAAAATGAGAATATAAAACCAGTAGTCAATGCAACGGCAAAGAACTCATAGCTTTGATGTAATAATTTTAGTATAATTGCTTTCATTATTCAAGTTTTATTAACCTCACATCTCCATCCACCGTGGCAAACTTGCCATCAGCGTATTTGTACAAGTCGTATTTGATGCCATTAAAAGCAAAGGAAACTTGATTAGTAAATGTAGATAAAAGAAGGTTGGTTGAAATTGTGTAAACTTTGCCGTTATCAGGATTGAAGATTAAACGCTTATTGCTGTTTAATTGAATTACTCCATCAATAATTTCACTGTTAAAATTTAACTTCCAATTACCGATAAACTTTGCCGTGTCTCTTTGAGCCGTTGTAAAATAAACA